ATGACAAAGAAAAAATCACACAAACCCGGCTCTGCCACTATTGCACTCAATAAACGTGCTCGCCATGAATATTTCATTGAAGATGAAATCGAAGCGGGACTGTCGTTACAGGGCTGGGAAGTTAAATCACTGCGTGCGGGTAAAGCCAATATCAGTGATAGCTATGTAATCATGCGTGATGGTGAGGCGTACCTGTTTGGTGCCACCATTACACCGTTAAACGTTGCCTCTACTCATGTTGTTTGTGATCCGACACGTACGCGTAAGCTGTTATTAAAACAACGTGAATTAGCTAATCTCTATGGCCAAATAAACCGTGATGGTTACACCGTGGTTGCCCTTTCCTTATATTGGAAAAATGCATGGTGTAAAATCAAAATTGGCGTAGCTAAAGGTAAAAAAGATCACGATAAGCGTGACACAATAAAAGATCGTGAGTGGAAATTAGACAAAGCACGGATCATGAAAAAATGCTAACCGCTAAATTGCGTTAACTACTAGCAATAGCAGGTATTTTTCTGATATACTCACTTTCAACAACTTGGGGCTGATTCTGGATTCGACGGGATTTGCGAAACCCAAGGTGCATGCCGAGGGGCGGTTGGCCTCGTAAAAAGCCGCAAAAAGATAGTCGCAAACGACAATCAATATAAAGCACTAGCAGCTTAATAACCTGCCTAGAGCCTTCTCTCCCTAGCTTCCGCTCTTAAGACGGGGATAAAGAGGAGTCAAACCCAAAAGAGATCGCGTGGATGCCTAGCTTGGGGTTGAAGCGTTAAATTTAATCAAGCTAGCTTATTTGTGGCGTGTCTGTCCGCAGCAAGTAAGTGAATTTAAAGACTAGACTAAGCATGTAGTGCCGCGGATGTAGAAATTTCGGACGCGGGTTCAACTCCCGCCAGCTCCACCAAATTTGGTGGGTCAGTGATAGGACAACGATTTCAAAAACAAGAAGTTAGCGAAATCAATAGGACTACACACTGACAACAAAAGGACTTGAAAGTGCACGCGAAATGCACGTGCATTTGAATAAAGAACCCCAAGGGTAACTCCTTGGGGTTTTCCATTTGTAACAAAGTGTAATAAAATATTTCATTCAATCCCTTCGTTAGAAAGAATTTCAGAGCAATATTAATTCATTAAATACGAAATAATATGCATGTCACCTACCTATACTTAATGCGTTAGGATGATAAACCTTTTTATTTGTATCTCTTATTGGTTTCTTATTGTCGGATAAATGTAACCCACAATAAGGAATGCTAAAAATGAGAATGGCTCTATATGCCTGTCATTGTCATAGAAATCAGTTATCAACATTGAACTCTACAAATAAAAGAACAAAAATTGAGCATTTTAGTACAAGGTAAGGTACACTGAATCACGATATCCCTATAATGGGCGAAAGATATGAAAGCTTTTAATGTGATAAGAATGTTTCAAGGCACACTAGTAGAAGTTATCTGCCCAAGTTGTTCTTACGTAGCCAAACAAAACAAACACAAGCTTAAAAAAAATCTAATTCTTGTGTGCCCCAATTGTGGTTACATGTTTTATTTCAATAAAATATAAAAACAACTCAATATTCCAGTTTAGTTGTTATTTCCTTGTGCTGCCTACTATGGTGATTTCCACCATAGTTGATAACGAAAATTAGCAACTAACAATCAGTTATCAATTTCTGGTGTCTTATTGGTGTCTTGATTTTCTTCCTCTTCTTTTTGTCTGCGTTCCTCTTCCACTTTCTGCGCTTCTTCCATCTCACGCATTCTCACATTATAGATGGATTGCTCTGGCATCTGTACACGAACGGAAATAAAACGACCATCAGGGATATCTATTGGGTCGCCGTCTTTGTAACCATCAATATCATTACGGGCGAATTTAGGTGCGTTAGGGTGAGTTCGATGATACGTTCTCACGAGGATAGAACCGTCCTCCATAACTTTAGAGTCTACCCATATCAACGGCTGTTTATTAACATCAAGTGGAATTTCAATACCACCATCGACACCGCCCCAACCTGCATCTGAGTTAAAGCCTAAAACGCCTTCGATGAGATATTCACCCTGAGCTACTCGAGTAACTGTAGCACCTTCTGATTCGTCGTTAGTGGTGAATGTGCCGTCGGGATTGATGTCTATAATTGGAGAGGCTTTTTTGATAAAGCCATTTGTATCAGCCCTCGCATTTGCTGTTGTCCATACCTCCCAAGTACCAAACCATTTTCCTGCATCTTTCGTACTAAATAAAAATCTATTCCCTCTCCCCCATAAGGAGAATACATATTGCTCATTACTCACGTGAGTACAAGCAATCCCCATAAACATTACATTATAAGGCTCAATATCTTGGCATTGATAAAACCCATTTCTATTTATAGATTGCTTTTTAACTGTGTTAGGTGTGACATTATCAAGAACCTTCTTACCGTTAACAGTGAGACTATCTTTAGTTAGATGAAACCTAGCGCCACCACCTGTATTTATTTGAAAATCAGACGTGGCATCCATTGACCCAATTCTCCATCGAAAAGAGTTATCAACCCATATCGACTCAATATAACTAGCTTTATCTTTATAATCTGCTTTAAAAGACAAAACTCTTCCTGTGCCATAATTTATACCGTCTGTAAGTATTGTTTCGGTTCCCCCTGATGGAGCTCTTGGAATCTTTAATATTCCATTCCACGCCTTATCTAAATTGTATTGAAAAAATCCTAAGTCCTTACCATCCCCTACTTTGGGTGGATAAATATTTAAATAGTCATTACCATCTCTAGTCACTGATATTGGATTTGCAGATACTCTAGCGGTGACATTACCTCCTGTTTTAATATCCAACTTATTGGCAATATCCCCCTGCATCTTCTTGATGCTATCGAGTGTGACCTTTTGCCCATTAGATAGCTCTACTGTCACCACACCGTTATTCATCATCCATTGGTCCATTGCTCGCAGAAAATACGTCGTATCTGATGCAATAGCGGTCATACGATTATTAGCGTCGCTGTATGAGTTCGGCTCAGTGAGATTAATACTGTAACTGGTGTTTTTTACGGTAAATGTAGCCGGTTGTGAAATGACTAATTCTGTATCGCTATTAACTCTATCCACCATATAAATAAAATTAGCATTACCATTTTTAATTAAAATAATGGTGCCTGAGCGAATAGCGGGATTATTAACTGTCCATTTAGTACCTGTGCCAGAGACAACAGCAGACCCTGACACTGTGCTAACAGTGCCTGTTGTGTATATCATGATTTATTTCCTAAAGGTTTAAATAAAAAAGCTTAATGAAGAGTTAAATATTGAAGTAGTCGCTGAGTTCAATACCGTAAATACTGAATTCTATTCTGAATGCATTACCCCCAACAGCACCGTAAGAACCACCATACTCTGACCCAATGGCATATATGTCATCCCAATAAACTCTATTACCGTCATTTTCGAATCCAAACCCTGTGCGCATATAGATAACATCATCCCTGTTTCTTCCTTGAATTTTCCAGTTAACAAATTGAGCATCTGGAATAATCATGGGTTTCTTAAGTTTAGAAAATGAGGCTCCATTTCGATTACTAAATCGTGTCGTTTCTCCAAGTTTCATGGGCTTATAGTTGGATGAAAATGTAATTTCTTTTTTGTCGTTATAAATAACTATACCATTCTTGGGTGGTTCTAATTTGAAATTGGTGCAAAAGATAACTACATACATTTCACATGAACTACTAACAACTAATCCCCTTGCTCTATTATATGAAAATAAGGCGCTTGAATTTTTAGGTCTTACAAATATGACAGGATTCATTTCACTGGTAATATATGACGGCATTCTCCAGCCATTATCCCGACCTCCATTTATTTTGACGACTTCGGCGAATACACAATAACCACGCATGGAAGGAGTTAGTTCACTAATGCCATTCATACCATGTAATCGTATACCCCACGATTCATTATTAGATTTAGGATATCCATAAAAATCAAACATAAATTCAGGATCTTCCTCTGCATCCTCTGAGTTAACTCGCGAGCCAGCAGGTCTTTCATCAACATAAAAATTAAAATTATCACTAGATATATTATAATCTGTTACATTTGATGAGAACCAATAATACGAACCAGGGATTTTATATGTCCTAGACACTATTCTAGGAATAATAATAATGTTATATCTCTCATATTCAGGGATATTGTGCTTCATTGTATTCCATCCGGTGTTTGGATAAAAATAATTATAAAATCCGATTTTAACTGAACCTAAATACCCCATGACCTGATTATCATCAGCATCTAAATAATATGCATTACCTATATCAGGTTTAATATAGACGCCGTACATGACTACCTCCCTAATATACGACCTATTTCTACTCTGATTTCGCCCTTATCACCATAAACCGCAATTCGTTCATTAGTAATAACAGTATGCGCTCCCGTCTTGTTTGTTCCGATATCTAATTCCCCTCTAAATATCCCTTTGTTCATTTCAATATTGCTAGTTTTACCATCAATTAAAAAACCACTTTTACCAGGAGCATAATCGCCCGATTTAATATATTCAGTAACAACAACAGAATTCAGCCAAGCTTCATTAATAAAGGCCTCACGCATAAACATCTGCCCATTCTTAACGTACATGAACAATTCCATCTTGCCATTTACAGGGTTATACCAAGCAAAGTTATTCGCGTTATAACCGATATAGGACTCCAGTTTCCCGTTCTTAACCTGAGCGCTAATTACTTGCCCTGCTGCATTGTATTTCACGTTGTTATGAACAATCGTAATGTTGATGGAATGGGTAACTACACCGTCACCGGTTTGACTAAATTCAGCCTGCATTTTTTGGTTAATCATGCCCTGCTGTTTGCCGAATTGCGCTTGTACCTGTTCTTCAGATTTAGCCATGGCTTTATTCGTTTCAGATATCGCCTCTTTGTTAGTCGCAACATCTGCACGAATACGGCCGACTTCTTTATCTGTATTGCCTAACTTCTGGTTGGTATCATCAATGCGTTTATTTGTTGCATCATTGGTTGTTTTTAACTCTGTGCGGATCTCCGTAGTTGTTTGTCCGAACGCCTTGTTTAACTCGGTTATTGATGTTTGAGTTTCTTTAATTTCTGCACGTAAGGCTTTATCGTTATCCTCTATTGATGCATATACACGCTTAATATCCTGCGCCCATGCTTCATTATCAGAAACTCGGAGTTGTTGTAGTTGAGTAATACCGGCCTGCGCATTAGCAGAACGTTGCAATACATCCGTAGAGAGCGAGTAAGTGGCGTTTGTCAGTACCGCAATAGACTCCGTATTCCATTTCAGTTCTTCGCTGAGTTGTTTGAAAGCCTCCGTTTCTCTAATCGTGTTATCTAAATCATCAAAAATATCTGTGGGTAGCGAAACTGGAACACCAGAAGCTTCTACGAAAACAGATTTACCGTAGCTATTGATTGTTCTGATATAGAAATAATACGTGTGGCCAGCTTTTAAATTCTCTTGCGTCCAGAAATTCCCTTGACCAACTTTGTTTGTTTTGGTGATCACCTCATTTTCAGAAAGACTGGTGAGTTTCTTTTCACTAAACCAAAACTCAAAGGTATAACCAAATACAGCACTATCGCCCTGCCTTGGTGATGCTGTTAAACTGAACATACCCGGTGTTATTTCAACGCCAATCGGTGCAGGCGGTGCCTGAATAGCAAAATCACTGATAGAGGGTGCAGACATGGCACCGGCCACATTAATTGCTCTCACCTCAACACGATAAGTACCTCTTGTTAAACCGTTTATATCAACACGCTCACCCGGAACTTGAATAGACTGAATGACTTTGCCGTTTTGGAGAATATTAACCGTGTTATAGCGAATATCCGATGCCACGTTCTGCCATGAAATATACCCTTGAACAATGTCTGTGACAGAAAGTGGAACAAAGGCCAGATTAATCGGTGCCGCTACACCACCAGTGGGTAATTTAGTGAATGGGGGTCTAACAAAAGGTTTACTGGCTAAGTCTTCATAGATATAAGGACCATCTTCTTCGAGAGTAATCTCTACCCCCTCTGATGGGTGAAATTTCCAATCAGCAATACGAAATTCTAAATCACTGATCCCTAATGAAGGTAACTCGAGCTTGATAACATCACCAGGGCGATACGCATAGCCATCTAAATTCATGCGTAATTGAATACGACGACCGGCACGTTTTTTACGTAAATAAAGATTGGCTAGTCGATTGGCTTGGTATGGACTGGTTACAAAACGGTAGTCCATATTTTCTTTAATTTCTAAGCCGTCTTCTTCTATCCACTCCTCAATAACTACGGGTTCAAAATCAGTTTTGTTATATTGTTGCTCTGCATCAACGAAAGTACCGTAAATCGCATTAGTCGCATCACGCAAAGAAAGTTCTGGTGTCACCGTTACCGTATCGATAATTTGTGACTCATCAATTGTGAGTAATGCAGGCCCATTATAAACCTGCATCAAAATACCGTGCTTACCTGCAATATAGGTCGGTTCGCCGGCAATGCATTTATGCATCATCTCTAATACAGAAGCGGGACTCTCTTCAAGTTCATAGGCACCATTTAATGTATATCGAGGCTCACTTTTTCCATCAGGCGTTTGTACGGTTTCATCACAAATATCTGCTGCGACTTTAAATGCATTCCAATCAATATCAGAGTCCGGAACCCCCAAATAGTGACGGTAATAATCTAATATGACCAAGGCACCATTATTTGACCACGCTGTTTTTTCGGTACGGGGATCATAAATTTCTTTTCCCCATAGTTCACTTTTAACATTAGGCACACCATAAGGGAACTTTTCTTGATCAAAGCGTAATGTTAAGCGTAACCAAGCAAGCCCTCGACCAATCATATCTTCTTTCCATGATGGGGCATGTTTTAATAAATAGGGATCTGCTTCAGTTCGGCCATTATGAAATTCATATTGTGCGTTGTCGCCTAAATCTTCAATTTTGTCATCATTGAAATAAATTTGACCTAATTTATGGATGGGGTGGGAGGCTATGGCTAACGCCATGTAGAGTTCTTCATTTTCATCTTGTTCGCCCTCTTCCTCTTCAGCAAAAAAAAAGCAAGCCTGACATCATTGTTTTACCTACAACGACCGTTTCTGGTGCTGATGCTGAACGCAACATCTGTTTACGTTCGGACTGATCCCGATAGCCTGAGCCGGGCACCTTATCTTTAAAGATAAACGCACTTGCAGCTTGAACAGCAATGCCAGCAACAATTAATGCAGTCCCCAAACCACCCGTAGCAATAACACCTGCTATCATTAAGCCCGCGGAGACAACGCTTGTGACAGTCTTACCCATTTATTGTACTCTCCATGCTTTTTTTGGTTTATTGCTCACCGCACGAACGCCATCTGTTGAGACAGCCCATAATTTACCCGCCCATAACACCCCTAACGTATCCCCTTCGTCACCCTCGAACATCACAATGTCACCACGACCAGCTTCATTTATTGGAATTTCATCAAAAAAACGGCTCACGGCTCCGTCCAATGTTCCAAACTCTTTTTGTAACACTCTGAATGCGCCAGTTTTTGTTTTATAACGCCCACGAATACGTTCGCAGGGATCAAAATTACAAACGGCTATGACACAGTCAGAAGCAAACAAACAACAATCATGTTCACCCCATACGAAAGGGCGATTAATGGCATTTTTCAAGGTTTCAGGTAGGCGAGTAGTCCATTGAGGGTGTCTCATGATTTTCTCCAGACAATAAAAAACCCGCCGAAGCGGGTCATAGATAACATTCTGTGTTTATCTCATTCAAAATTTAATGATTTCTGTAGATAGGATTGTGTTTTTTCATCATAGGTAACGACTGTTAAGTATGGTTTTCTTATCATGGCGCCAAACCCATTTTTTGCATCAACATACGATTTTATTTGAAATGAGCATTGACCTGCTGGATAAATTTCAACTTCAGTATAGTGCGGGAACTTTGCCGAAGATGGCGATTTTAAGGTATTCCTAATCATATTTGTTGATGCTAAATAAGCACGCTCTTCACTATTGCAATAATCTATTTCTTTTTTCTTGTCACCAGAAATAAAAGTTAAAAACAAATAAAATAATGGCGCTGCTATTAAGATGAAAATAAAAGTATATAAAAAACTATTGGAGCTATTAGAAGGCTCATTGTTTTCAATATAAAGCTTACCACCATCAATAAGAAATTTTTCTAAGCTTTTATTTTTTATAAAATAAATAACCTTATCATCATCACCAAGACGAATAATTGCTAAGTTATTCTTCGTCATAGAAAGGAGTATCGAACTGGCTTTATTTGTATCAATATCGAATGATAGTGCCAATTCTTCTGGTGTTATTTTTTCTATATTAAGTAAAAAATAAAGTATATTGCTTTCACACTCCAACATATGTCCACCGACTAAATATGTTTATTTATAAATAAACGCAGGTGCATTTTTCTTGCTACCCCAATAAATGGCCCGATCAGCCATCTGCGCCACATAGCGAAATATCCTATCTCCCTTTTTACGTTTAGACCATGATTCATCAGTAAATCTGTCAGGTAACCCATAAGACCAGCGTTTCAAATCGATTAGAAACAGTCACCGCTATTTCATTCTCTTCACCTGTTGTCACGCCAATTGTGGATATTTGGCCAGCAAATAAAACCTCAGCAAGTGTAGGTTTTCCCTCTTCATTTAATGCAACTAACATCAACTGCGCATTTCGCCCACGAACTCGCTCATTCATAACTTCACCAATTAATGAAGAATCAAAACCTGAGAGTTTCATAATAAGCTGTTGTGGGCTTGTGGTCATATTTTCCCCCACAGACTCAATTGCACCAAACTGACCAACACCTTGGTAAATTTCACCTGCAATAATGATATTACCCACACCGGTATGTGCTCTTACAACACCTGATTTAAGATCTAAACGAGAGGCAACAACCAAATAATATCCTTCATTAATTGCCTTAACCATGCCATTACTAAAGGGATGATATTTCATGTTAATGCCTCCTCGAATGATAGAGAAGTGCTGGTCAGTATGCCTGGTTTACGTTGGAAATTTCCCTGATCATTACTGGTTAATTTAAAAATGCCGTAGGGTACTTCATTTTCTATCAAATCATTTACTGCAGGTGCGTAACGCAATATGGGGGGCAATAGGAATTGTTGCATTTCCTTGTGCATCACTGATCACATTCGCTGTCACACGCTTCAGTTCATCATTTACAGTGATATAATCACCAATGCGTAAAACAATGCTATTGGGTAACCAGTCTTTACTCTCTAATAGTTTTCCAGATTGGTTAGGTTGGCTAACTTTAGGTTTACCGCGTTGAGTTAAACCAGAACGCGCCCAATCACTAATTTTCACTCGGCCACTCTCACCATCTAACTCAGCAACAAATGCCTCTAAAACCCTTGCTTGCTCATCAGTCAAATTATTAAATGACATACTGCATCGCCAACGCGAACCAGGGAAGCGCACGGTCTGCACACTTCCTGTAAAGGTTGATGTAAAGGTTTTGCTGTTACTCACGAGTTGCCAACTCAGCGTGGTTGGCACGATGGAGCGTGGCCACGATAATATCGTTGCCATTTATCGTAGATTCCTTCTTAACGTTCCATTGGTTTGAAAGTCTCGCATAATGTCAGATTTAGCTTTTGAAGCGCCTTGCTCAGCTCCTATTCTTGCTGCTTCCTGCATAGCTTGATAAAGCGCTTCATCGCCATTACCTGTTACATGAAATGTTTGATGAATAATGGTATCACCTGAAGCGGTAGAGTTACTTCCGGTTGCTCTCACGCCTAAAGAGCCATCAGGTCCACGTTTTAAAAGGCATGATCGCCTCGCTTCCAGCTTCCCCCATCAGACCAAGATTAGGCGTACCACCTTTTGCAAAGGCAAATAACGTTGGAGAGCTCACAACTTGATTACTATATTGGCTGAGGCTTGGGCGAGCTGTAAACATCCCCTTTGGCGTTCGCTTTTACCCCCACCTTACCCGCTTTAGCACCACTTGTTGCACCACCACTCCCCGCAAAACCCCCCATCAATCCAGTCAATGCGTTGGTAATTTGAGCTTGAATAGCGATACGAATAAGATCAGAAATGATTGAACTGGCTAATGAGGAAGAAAATTCTTTAATGCCTTCTGAAAAAGATTTTGTTCCCATTAGCATACCAGTCATTGCATTGGCGGTTCGTTGTTCAACTGCATCAACTAAATTCATCTGCATGCGTTGCCACATGCCTTGAGATGCGTAAAAACTCTTTACTTGATTGATACTGTGCTTCTTTTGATTTATTTGTAGCGGCAATAATCAATTGCTCATAGCGCTCTTTGCTCACTAACCCATCTTCATAGTAAGCCTGATAAAGCGCTTTTTGTTCTTCCAATTGATTTCTGAGTTGAATAACGGGATCTATTTCACCAAGGATGCTGATATTCGGGAGAGAAATACCTTTTGCTTGCTCTGACAGGCGGTACTTAGACATATCTTTGTCCATCTGCATCCGCGCGTATTGATATTCTTTTTCTGTTAACAACCTCTGTTCAAACAGAGACTTCAACTCTTTTGTCATTTCTTGTTCATTACGCAATGAAGTACGCATCGGTGAATATTTTTTCTGCTAACTCTGCACGCTGTTTCATGTGGTTTTCAGCGTTGAGTGTTTTTAATCGCTCATATTCCTCTTGCTTCATACCACCAGCTTTTAAGCTTTCCTGAAGCTTACGCATCGTCTCCGATTCACTTAATGATATACGCTCTAAGCTGGTTGCGTGCTCTTGCTCTATTTGCATGCGTAGTTGATGATATTGATTCACCTTTTGTTTAGAGCCTGAAACTAGATCATTCCCTCCATCATTTCCACCACCTCCGCTGTCACCTGCTGGTTTGTCCTCTTTCAATTCAGGAGGCTTTTCTCCATTAAGTAATCTTTTTTGAGCTTCTATTGCAGCTTCAAGTGTTTGTGATTCAATTTCCTTATTTTTTATAATATCTTCTAGTTCACTTTTTAATTTATTTTGTGTAGCTTTTGCCTCATCAGCCGATTCATACCATGTATATAATCCACCTAAGGCACCTTTCCCCCTATTTTCTAAACGCTTTATTTTTGTGTCAGTATATCCTTCCAACTGATTTTTAATTATTTTTTCTTGTTCTTCTATATTCTTTAGGCTATCCCTCACATCATCTATCTTTACGGCCAGTTTGGCTTGAGATAGCCTCATTAACTCATCTGTTGTTTCGGCGACAGCTCTTTTTAAATTAAGAGCGCTATCTCTGGCCTCTAAAGCCTTATTGTGAAAATAATAGATTGCAGAACCAGCAAGCATAGCTGCACCCACTGGCCCCCCTAAAGCAGAATAAACGCCCTTCAATGCCATGCTCGATGCTCGCAACGCCCTTTGGCTATATGAAAGCTGGTTATTTGCTGCGATAAGTCTCTGTTTTCCTATTGCCTCTTGGCGTTCTGCTTCTCTAATTTGCCTATTTAAGGCTAAGTATTCTTTTTGATAATTCGCATTAATGCCGTACTGTCTCATCAATACAGATTGAGTGCCTAATCTCCTTGACTCCTGTTGAGCTTGTTCTCTTGATGCTTTTGCTAAATCAATGGTTTCTTGAGCATTCTCCCTCATTTGTTTCGCATTATTTCTCACTGCAGCTTCGTTTTTCACCCATTCTTTGGTTTGCTCTTGAAGCCCTCTTGTCATTCTGGCACCAATAACAGGTAAAAACTGCATATGTGCCTACGTTAACCAATGTGGATAAATTATTTGATAACGTATTTATGGCATCTGATGCGGATTGAATGCCTGTTCTTAACGGACCATTTGCCGATTGACCCGCTTTAATGGCGAGCCCTTCAAACGCACCCGCTAAATTTTGTAAATCACCATTAAGATTATTGGTACGCTCTTTGGCTTGCTCATAGGCAGTTTCGGTACCCGTAAGTGCCTTAGTCAGCTCTCGAACCTTATCGGTGTTTTTACTCAGTATCATGGCAGCATTAACATTTTCTCGACGAATATTTTTGTTAACGCAGTTGTGCTGTAGTTTTTTTGTGCTAAGTTTTCCAATGCAGTTGTCATTCCAACCACTGATGGTTTGAGCTTTTTGTCAGTACTCGATTCTAAAATTAAAATCATGTTGCGCAATGCCGTTCCTGCATCAGCGCCCTTAACTTCACGCTCCGCCAACGTTTGGATAACTGCGTTCATTTCTTCAAAAGGGACTTTAGCTTGAGCGGCCGCAACACCTCCTTTTTTAATCGCCTCTGCAGTCTCATTAACTTCTGAAGCGCCATATCGAGAGCCTGCTGCAAGCACATTAATATAACGATCCGCATCCGATACTGATGCACCGAACTGATTAAGCGATAAGGCCAGTGTTCTAGTTGCGTCTGGGAGGGTAGTACCTGAAGCTTGAGCAAGAATTAAGGAGCTTTTTGTTACATTAATCAGTCCTTCACTTGTTTTCATCAGCTCAGGCTTGGACGCTGCCATTAATTTAATAGCTTCTGGCCGCCTGCATAGCACTGTATTGTGTTGTTCGCCCCATCTCTTGAGCTGCTTCATCAAATACTTTTAGCTGTTCACCCGCAGCACCGGTAATTGCCGCTAAATCAGAAAGTGCTTGTCCATATTGACGAGAAATACCTAAAATACTCCCGATAGAAAGACTCACCCCGCCTACCATCGCTAACGATCCCGCAACCTGCTTAACTGATGTACCAATAGAATGAAAGCTATCTGAAAACATCTTTAGCATTTTGTTTTGCTTTTCTTGAGAAGCGCTCTGTTTCACGTCCTGCGTGATTCATCGCATCAGTGATATTACTGCGGAAACTAGCGTCATTCAGCAATAATCCAACACGTAAATCGGCTAAATTGGTGGCCATAGTTATCTTCCTATCATTTTCATTACGTCAGCACATTGCTGCTCAACTGATTTAGTGGTGCTTACGATTTTGGGGGAGTTTTCCGAAGCGGGAGTGCTCTCTGATGGCGGTATCACACTTGATTTTTCATGTTTGAGTGTGAAGTAAGCCTGCCAGCCCAATAAGGTATTGGCAGGCAAGTTAAGAACACGAAAGGGATCGATTTCCCCTAACTCTTCACAAAGCTGATAAGCAAAATAGAGTAGAGGACTATCGGTTAGTTTTTTTTTGCCTCCTCTAGAGTGCCAATAGAGTGTTTTTTCACCAATATCAATTGCTTCTATCAATATTGCGTTATCATGAACGTTAACCAGTTCTTCTGGTTTAGGTAATAATGATTTGTTTATCGGCTTGCCGTCATCATCAACGAGGCAATTGAGCAACATACTGACATTTTTTAGTGACGATTCGCGAAATTTCCCCTGACGATTTAAATCAGAGACATCCGTTTCAAGTTGCATCAGTTCATTGGCTGTCATACGACGAATATTCACTTTCACACCGCATAAGATTTCCACTTCAATAATCTGCGGCTTAGCGGTGAGTAAAGAGGCTTTTAATCCTTTCATTAATCATTTCCTTCTGTCGGTGGTGTCACTGTAGAGGTTCCCCAAACTAGGTTATTTTGTTTACCTTTTACGGTGATTTGAATAGCCTCGTTAGCAGGAGCTGAGACGTCATTTAATTCCCAGCCTGACAATGAAAGGATCATGGTTGCCGTACGTTTATTAGGAAGCTCACAATAGAACTGTACCGTTTCACGCTTTTCTGCTGCATTCAGGAATGCAACAAAATTTTCATTTTCTGGATCATCAATAAAGCCTAACGACTTTTCAGGCCCTTCTGGTAAGTCAGAAATAAATTGCTTGTTTTTATCAATTAAAACGGTGACATCAACAAAGCTACCTGATTGACCAGTGGCACCTAGTGACTTACAGTTAATGAGTGGCTTCATTTGCTCGACGGTGTCACCCACTTTACCAAATTTAACAATAGTGCCTGCCGGTAGCATGGCGTATTCTGGCGATGTTTTTTGAAACTGCCATAATTTAAGCTCCTAGAATAGGTTTATTTAAATTGTCTGAGTGCGTCTCTGATTTCAGAAACGAGAATTTTGAGTACCGCTTGTTTGTTGTAATCCAAAGCTGGGCGAATAAATGGATGGGCGATTTGCTTAATGGTGCCAAATTCCTGCGCTCTCGCTTTCATATAGTGTTTTTTTGGTGGGTCCTACGGTAATTAAAACCGCTCCTTTTGTTTTTTTACTGCGTGAAGAGCGTATTTTTATGCTGTCACGCATATGTTCGCTTGCTACTGTTTCATCAAACCCTGCATGTGTTTTCATATCCTCTAAAACAGGCACCATAGCTGATTTCCCTGATTGACGGAGGATCTTAATTTGGACATCTTTCTCTAATCGCTGTAATACCTCTCCTAATTCCCGTAATCCCTCAACTTTCATGGTGATGTTCATGATGCGTCCTCGGGATAGGTGATAATGAAATCACGATAAATACGATAAATTTTGCGATTTTCTGTTTGTTCGATCATGTCCTGCTGAAATTTACCCCGCTGAACGGTTTGTATGGGATAATTTCCAATATAACCATGCACAACAGACTCCCACTCGCGACAAAGTTTAGATTCAAGCATCAGCGCTTTGGGATAATCATCAGAAATTTGAATAACGATTTGAAAACGGGCTTGAACAAGTGAGGTGTGGGCTAATCCAGCGTCTATCTTGGGGTCGCTAATTCGTTGATAGATAACCCCCTCTAATTTATCGGATGGGAGTTTTAACGGATAAGCTAACAACCCCGTAATACGTTCCAGATCAGCTTTAATATCAACTTCTATCATGTTGTATATTCGCCTCCGTGGTAATAATGGTTCTATCAGCCTGATTTCGGTCAACAGCGCGTACAGTAAATAGTCGCCCCTGATAGCCCACCAGCCACCCCATATCAACATCAGAACGAGGGCGAATAGTGAAATGATAGGTTTCAATTACCTGATCTTGGTCTGCGGTACGGATCTTACGGTTCGACATCGATTCGGCTTTAGCCCATACCTCAGCCACTTTCTTTGAAACGACTTTTTCACTCCCTAAATCATCACGTTCTGTAACATAGTGAGAAAGGGAGATGCGTTTATTGAGTTCACCGGCTTTCATCATTCCTCACAAATTAATATGACGATAGGGGTCGAGCAGTAATTTAAATCCCGCTGGTAATATGGCTGTTTCTCTATTTTTCATAGAAATTGCCAACGGCCAGCATAAGAGCCAATTCAATATCATCAGTGATTAATAAACCGTCAGGATCTTCTTCTGGTATATTTTCTTCATAAAGATGTCGATTGATATATCCTTCAGCTCGTTGTTTTGCCGCCATCAGATAAGTTTTTAGCAGTTCATCTTCGAAGGTATTATCTTCATCTAGCCGGCATTGTTGCTTTAACTTTTCCAGTGTGGGTAGTGGCATAAATCCCCCAATACCTGCGATCACCCAGATCGCAGGCACAAAAAAACCGCAATTAAGCGGTGACTGTTTTATCACTTGCTAATGCTTATTTCGTGCTACTGGCACCTTTACCTACTAATGCCTTAATAGCAGAAGTATCTTCAAGCACACAATCGAAGCGATGGAAAGCTAAGAAAGCTGTCTGATCATATTCTGCGTAACGTTCAACTAAACGCTTCAATGTCATGTAAGTTACTCGGCGTAAAATGAAGCGGTCAAAGTCACCACAGAAGATGAATTTTTTACCCGCTTCCATTTTGTCGATCGCCTGATCAACAACATATTGCATACCTAAAATTTGAGCTGGTGCGACACCCGAAATAGACGGAAGCCATAAAGGGCGTTTTTGCGCATCTTCCATTAACTTTAAGCTTTTCAACGTATCATCATTAAAAGCAAGACGGAATTTAGGGCTATTACGGTATGCAGGGTCAATCGCATGTTCTAACTCGGTGATATCTTTCCAACTTAGTGAGGCGCCGGCTACATCAACTGTGCTAGTCACCGCTGTTTCTAATCCGTTAGGCTGTAAAGGGGAGCCTTTTCCGGTACCTTTTATCAGATATTTCGCTTCACCACGACCAATACGTTGGGCAATACGCGAAGCCAAATAGGCTTGAATATCTACACCACTGTCTTGCAATAATTCATTGGAAACGCGGATAATTTTCGATGTTAACTTTTTAGCCCCTAAAATAGCAGTACCAAACTCAACATCTTGTTCACCTGCTGCGGTGTTTTCACCCAATAATTCCCCTTCTTCATCGGTACCGTCTGATGTTGACCAGGTAATATCTTGACCATTTGACGTTGATAAGATTTGAGCCACACTTGCAATACCGCCATAGGCTTTCATTTTATCAACAATTTTATTCAACATCTGAGTAGGAACGGTGTAGCCACCTTTCTCATCGGGCGAAGTACCCTGTGCACGAAGTTCTTTGACCGCTTGACGTTCTTCTGCAGTGAGTTCACCGAAACCACAACGCAGGAAGCGATCAAACGCTTGATTACGGCGCTCTGCTTGCTCTGTTTCAGGGTTATTCGGTTGTTGGCCACGCTGTTCTTTCTCTTTGTCATCAACCAAATCTTGATCTAATGAGCGTAGTTGCTCTTCACGCTGAATCTGAGCATCTAAATTTTCAAGTTCAGTTTGCGCTTTATTCCATTGAGTGCGTTGCTCCTCGGTCATTACACCATCACCCACTTTTTCGTGAATGGCGCGCATATCAATCGCGATAGTGTTACGTTTTTGTTTTAATTCATGAAGCTTCATAGTCATAGTATTACCTTATGCATTGAGTAAAGTCATAAGACGCTCACGCGCCAATTTTTGATTAATTGCTTTTTGAAGATCGCCACTGTCTCTGGCTTCTTTCCATGCATTCATTGAGCGAACCGCAGAGTCTGCATCTTGGTACGCTGGATAAGTGACAGGACTGACATCATAGAGTCGAGAAAATCGTGTTATTTCACGAATAACGACACCTTCTTCATCTTGGTACCACTCTTCACCATCCCGCGCGACACGAAAGGCAAAGGAACTTTGATTGATATCGCCACGTTTCATGGGCGCCAGCACTAAATCACGAATAGTTTGTGTCTCAGGTGCTGTTATGTCGTAAACAAGCCCACGCTCATTGACGCTAAGCGACAAGGTTCCTGCTGTTGTTCTGCCTAAAATATAGTTGGGATCATGATTAAATAAGCCACGAACATCATCATTAAGAACATCATCAAATGCCCCTGGTTTTATAATTTCACGGAATCCATAAATTAGTTCGGATCGGGAGTCGAAAACGGAGCCTAAACCCACGATATGTGTCGGTTTATTTTCCTCTCCTACTTCAGCCCGAACCTCACCGACATAACATCGTGTTTCTTTTTCACTGCTCATCGTTATCCCCTTTTTGTTCTTCTGTCTTTTTCCCCGCAGACTGGGTGGCATTGACGCTCACCAACATTTCATCAAGGCCATCAACAGGATTCATATCCTCAAAGGCACGTGCTTCATTACGACTCATCCAACCATCTGTAATAGCAAAATGATAGAAATCGGCTCGTTCTTTTGGTGTTCCACGTAGTAATCCCGCTAAATTAAATCGCACATAAAAGCCAGCCGTTCGCTCTTGTCGAGTAAACAAGCGTCGATTTAATTCCTGCTCCCAGTTCACTACCCATGGCATGATGGTATGTCGTACAAACTGGATGGATTGCTCTGAGATGTTTGAGAAAGTGGCTTTTTTCGAGGTCGTTAATCATGTGAGCCGGCACATTGAAGATCCCTGCAATCATTGAGCGATTAAGTTTCAGCATATCAATCAATTGAGCATCAACAGGCGAAACCGTTAACGCCTTGTAATCCAGTTCTGCAGGTAAAAGCATGGTTTTATTTTCTTGGCTTCGTAACATTCGAGAAGCTTTTTGCCACATATCTTTCAGTCGTTCCCAGCCTGCTGGCTGTATGTCACCTTTTACTGACACAATCCCCGCAGGACGAGCATTTCCCCCAAAGAAGGAGCTAGTATATTTCTGTCCGCTCATCCCCATACCGATAGTTTCTGCATGCTGAGCAATGGGACTTAACCCCATACGCTGATTGTTCCCCAACGCTCGAATATGGATCATGTCATCAGGACTAATGGCAAAATTCCCCAATTCGTTATAAACACCGTAAGTGTATCGACCACCGGTATTCAGCAGTGTGGTTTCCCACGGCATACAAGCTTCTAGGTTTGTCACCTCACCTTTTCGATTACGGATAACTTGGGTATAACCGTTTCCCCAACCCAATACATGGCGCTCTTTTGTTTCGCGCCATTTATAGCTGGTTTGCCACTCGTTAGGTTCATCATGAACAAGATAAAAAACAGGATGATCACGTGCTGTATCGACGCGATTTCCCACCTTTCTCATTACGTGTAAGGGCATCTGAGCGATAGACGAAGAAAGCACATAAATACAAGCGTAAACTGCTGCCAACTTCATTGACGTTTCAGGGCTAACATACACATCTGCCGTAAATAATCCGTCATTATCAATGGAGTCTGCCGTAATAGGTGTTTCAGGGTTTTCTAAACTGGGTGAGTCGTTGCGAAACAAAGCATCAATTAGCACGGCTCCCCCTCATGGCTACCACCAAGGCATAAATTATTGCAATGCATCCCCCAACAATCAGCGTGTTAGCAACGCCATATTTTAGGTAACACCCCGCCATAACCGCACTAACACCAGCCAATGCAGTAATATCAAGTAATAAGTTTTTCATAGGAATAAAAGGTCTTCGTTAGGATCTAAAGAGGAAAGGAAGTCACCACCACTGCCACCATTCACCAATAATCGACTCATGCCTGTAAATAGTGCAACAGGGCCGTCAATTTTTGCCTCGGGTGTAGATTTATTAGGGAAAATATTGTCGTTTTTGTCTGGTTTAACCGTGACGTTCGACATCATCCAGTTCATAACAGGGTGTTGGCTATGATGAAACTTACCTGCATAAACCAGAGCTTCAATCTCTTTCATGGATTCGGAAAAATTACGCACCGTTTGAGCGACTTCTACAAGGGGTAACCCTTCTTCTGCCAGTGCTAAACTAAACTGAGTGGCACTCCACGGATCAAAGCCCAGCTCTTTTAAGTTTTCACCATCCACCCACGCGATGATTTCTTCTTTAATTTGAGCATGATCGACGACTTCGCCATCAGTTAATTCGAGACACCCCATATCTGCCCATTTTCGGTAAAGTTCAGCCATTTGGCGAGAACAGCGTTCTAATCTCTCCTCAGGTAACCAGAATTTAAAATCAGCATGAACATGCCCATTGGTAGGCTGTTGCCACACTTTTACCGCGGCACAAATATCAATCTTATTAGCAAGGTCAACGCCCACCCATAATGGATAGGTTTTTAATTCATGTTGAGGTGCGAGTTCTGGTGCATCATCCCACTTCATCATGTCCATCCATGAAGATTCGGCTGTGACCCAAATATTCATGTGTTTTGTGAAGAAGTTAATTCGTGCGGAAACCTGCTCTTTGGCTTTCTTTGCTAAACGACGTAAATCATCCCAACGTTTACAAATACCGAGACCCGGATTTGCCTTTTGCCACACCGTTTCATCAAAGGGATCATCGTCTTTATCTAGTGTATAGATAATGCCAAAGAAAGAATCATCATCCACCTGACCACGCAGAACCTTAATCGCATAATCCCGTAGTTCATAACAAATCCCTTCTTTATTAAAACCTGCTGTCGTGATACCAAAAAGAAGAGACTGCAGACGCGCACCAGTAGCGGTTTCTAATACGTCCCACACATCACGAGTTTTGTGCGCATGCAATTCATCAACAATACCGCAGTGAATGTTTAAACCATCAAGATTATTAGCATCACTGGAAAGCGGTTCAAACTTAGAGGCAGTTTCTTCTTGATAAATAGCGAGTTTATTAAATTCAAATAAACGCCCCAATGTCGCTTTGGACTTTTTCAGCATGTTCTTCGCATCTTCAAATACAATACGAGCCTGATCACGCGTTGTAGCTGCTGAGTAAACTTCGGCACCACCTTCACCATCAGCACCGGTCATATACAGCCCAATACCCGATGACAATGTGGATTTTGCATTTTTTCGCGCCACCTCGTTATAAGCTGTTCGATATCGACGAACCATAACAGGACGTCCGCTACCATCGTTACGAAGGACTACTTCACCCGTACTTTCATCAATTAATGGACGAACAAACCCAAAGATATTGATGAGAATAAAAATATGCCAATCCATCAGGTCTATGGGTTTGCCCGCCAATGCACCTTTGACGTGAGGAACAAACTTATAGAAATTCAAAATATGCTGAGCACGAGGTTCACTAAACGTTATTCCTCGTTTCTCACCTTCCTTTAAATCATCGAGAAACCGCTGACAAGCAAGCCTAACCAATTCACCTGCAACAATTTTCCCTGTCACTACTTTCTCAGCATAACGAATGCCATCAATAACCTTTGCCATCTTTAATCTCTTGCTTTTAAAAATGCTGTAAATGGATCCTCTTCTGCTGGAGTCTTCATGGTGACTTTTGTTCGAGAAGCGGGAGTCATACCAAATTCACTTAACATGGCGCGAATACGTTTCCATGCGTCTGCCTTCATTGCAGCAGATGGATGCGCCTTTATCATCAACCCACTTTCTGTATTGTTTTTGTAGGTATAGCCTTCTTCATCGAGAACATCACAATGATGTCGATATTCAGTGTAAGCTTCGACGAGTAACTCCAATGCCTTGGCATCCATCTGACTCATGACACCCATTGCATCAAGTTCTTCAGCAATACGCTTAAAACCAATACTTACCTTGCTTAGTAAAATGTTTCGGAGTTGGGGGTACCCCTTTTGGCGGTTTTGGCTCTTTTTTATTAATCGGTCGTTTTGATGGGTTCCCCCTCACCAATTGCAGATGTGACGGGGTTTTAGGCGGTCCAGCCATAATAGAAATCTCCTATCAATAATCGCTTTGGGTTCCCCAAAAAAAAGTTTTCTAACCTGCGGTGATGTGAAAAGAGGTAAGGGGGCGGTCCTAGGTGGCGAGAGTGGTAGACATTTTACCCGCCCCTCCCCTATGAGGAATGGTACTGTTATCCTTGACCAATATTACCTTTCATCTGCTGTTCGGCACCGATATAGCCCACAGCAAGCAATGCTTCACCATCAGGATATTCCGCAAGCAACTTGTTTATTTCAGCAATACAATGTTCAACCTTAGCTCTGCTTTGTTCTGGTAGTTCAGCGACTATTCCTTTAAACATAAGTAAGGTTTGTTCATCTTGAGTCATAACGTTCTCTCCTTTGCTGTCTTAGCTCTGTGACAAGGCCAGCATAAGCTTTGCAAGTTATCTTCTGCATCGGTACCCCCATGTGCCTTAGCAATGATATGGTCAACCGTTTTCGCTTCGGTGGCTCGTCCTGCCCTTAAGCATTCTTGACAGAGATGCTTATCACGCTTGAGTATACGTACTCGCAGTTTATCCCATTGGGTACCATAACCACGTTGATGACGAGACTTACCGCGCTGGTGGGCTTCCCATCCTAGGTTTTGATGGTCTTCACAGTAACCGTTACGTTCTGTTGTTGTCTTGGCGCATCCCTGTTTACGACATGCGCGAGGTATGGGAGGTGGCATGTGATCTCCTTAAAAAAATCTATATCTATTATTAACATGAGTTCAGGTTATTATTAGTAACTATCAAAATATAAGGATTTTTTATTATGAATATTTTCAACCCTACTATTTTCCCCGCAGTTACAGCTCTAATTGGTTCTCTTATTGGTGCAGGAATTACTGCCTGTAGTGGCTTATACATGGAAAGAAGAAGACATAGGAGAAATGTTGAAATATATACAGCAGGATTTATTGCTGAAGTCGAATCATTAGTTGAGATAATTAATATAAGGGGATATATCACAGATCTAGAAAGTACACTACAAACACTTCCCAAAGATCAATCGATATCATTCAACATCCTGATTCCTGATAACTATGCTCGCTTTTATGATGCGAATATTGCATACGTAGGTTTATTAAAACCAACTACTGCTAAAAATTTAGTTATTTTTCACCAAATACTACAAGCCATAGTGCAAGATTTTAAGCCAGAATCCTTTTGTAGCGCCAATGGTCACAGCTATGACACACTGAAAGAATTACTTAACCTAGCTAATAAAGCAATACAATTAGCTGATGAAATTAAGCTAAATAAGTAGTTAACTGATTAATAAATATTGCATTGAGTATCGATGTAATTCTGTAGTCCTTTAATTATTTGCTCTGATTCTGCAATTCGCTCTCTGAGTAACCAATAATTTCGGATAGCGGTGTCAGTAGGTCGGGCGGTGGTTGCATCATCCATGCTGGCGGTGGAAGTGGTGGTGCTTTTTGGACACTCGGCTTTGATGTACACCCGTTCAGGATTACGCTCACTAATATCACGCAAGCGACTAATTTCATTCTTTGCATTAACAAGCTCCTGTGTGTGCCTTGTATCAAGTTGATTTAGTCGCTCTATGCGTGCTTGATAGTCAATATTGATATCCTTCTGCTCTTCGAGTGCGGTAGTAAGTTCTTTGTTGTTTTCTGTCAGTGTGTTAATTCTTTTCGCTTGTGCATTAATAAGCGCCCAACCACCAGCAACAATCCCCACCATCACAACGACAATGTAAAGTTTCCAGTGTTTCATAATTAGTACCGATGATGTGAGAGAGCAATCTGACAGCGTTTGTCTAAACTGGCTTTATCATTAACACATGAATTATCAATTGAGAGATAAATGCCACCAGCAACCGAGATGAGTAATGTAAGGATAAAACCGGACGATGATGATTAAAGGCTTCCATTGCATAATGCTGACTCCGCCTCTCTACGACTGACCAACCCTCGCCACACCTTTCCACCAGCATAAACCCAGCGTTTCATTTCTTCACAAGCGCCATACTGATCACCTGCATTTAATTTCTTTAGCAATGTAGAGCGTGCAAAAGCTGTGGTACCCACATTAAAGGCAAAGGAATATAGAGAAGCTTTTGTTTTATCATCGACCGGCACTTTAACCAGGATATCGACTTGCTGTTGCGTTCTGATAAAGTCTTTCTGCAGTAACTCGTCACACTCTTGTTGTGTATAGGTCTTACCTTGAATGATGTCGTTTCCAGTGTGTCCATAACAAACCGTCAGAATTCCAGCAACATCGCGGTAAGGTTCATAACGCACTCCCTCAAAATAACCAATCACTGTTAGTGCAATACTTACCGCACCAGCACTCGCAACAGCTGTCACTTTTTGTTTTAGGTTCATTAGATGTCCTTTTTAGCTTTAGTCAGCATCTCACCGACGATTTTTTCGATTTCTCGCGGGTCACTAGAACAATTTCGATGAACCAATTCAGCAAATAATGCTGTTCGTTTTCGCTGTTCTCGCCGTGTCATCAGATAAGTTGCTAATCCAAGGAGCATGCTAAACCCCATCCCTATTACAAAGCCCCATTCATACAATGAGAGACTTGCAAAAAAGGCAGTTAAGCCAGCTGTTCCGTAGGTAGCATTGGTCAATTTTTCCATGCGCATATACACCCCCTACGGAGTGTCCGTTGATGATTAATGTGAGTAAGTTAAACGTGAAAAAATGAAACTTAAGTTAAACTGATGGGTCAGCCCAATGTTATGAACCGAAGGAATGGCTGACTTACTTCGGTAAAGGAAATGTTATGTCAGAAAAATTACCAAACCCTGATTATCAACCAGCTGAAGCTGCATATTATCTTGTAGTTGAGTTAATTAGAGCTGGTGAATACAACCGAGTCGGTACTGATGCAAAACCCGCTGCTATAATTAAGGCATTTGATGCATTCAAGGCTCATTTCGATACTGATAAAAAAGAGCTTAATTTTGATGATATAAATTAATAAATGCGTCTTTAATATCCCGAGCCAATCTCTCCATTGGCTCTTTTTCCATACATGACCGTTCTGTAATTAATTGAGACAAACACTTCGCCGCAACCAATTGGATATCATATGGTAAATCTTTAAATTTCATAACTACCTCTCTTATACAAAAAAAAAGACCGCCTAAGCGATCTTCAAAATGAGTTGTTCGGAATAACCGAATATGTGAACTATCCGGAAATTCCGGAGAGTTGAACCTGTAAGAATTACTTACAAGTTAGCGCTTTTATTTCTTGTTCGGTTTGCTCAAACCGCTCTCTCTCAAGCTCCACACCTAAAACCTCTCGATTAAGTTTTAGTGCAGCTTTCAGTGTTGCACCCGACCCCATAAAGAAATCGGCTACTAAGTCACCCTCTCTACTACTTGAGCGAATAATGTGTTCCATCATGGCTGATGGTTTCTCACAAGGATGTTTACCGGGATAATACTGAACAGGTGGATAATCCCACACATCGGTGTAAGGCACATCTGCAGTTACAAAGAATGGTCGTCTTAATAAACCATATTCTTTTATTAATTCTTGATAGTCTTTTTGTAAGGTGAATTGTTCTCGCTCTAACTCGGTAAACTGGCGGGATAACGGCGATAACTTTTCTTGTTTATCAGCAATGTGTGTAAACAGTGTTTGTAACTTTTTGTAGTCTTCCTCGCTAGGTAATTGCCACTGACTATTGCTGAACCAATGACTGAACATTTGCTTATCTGTTGCTTGATTTATCTCCTTAGAACTCACCTGTAGTGCTAAACGAGCATTTCTAAAATAATCAATCAATGGCTTAAATACATTTTGCTTTAGCTCTTTACATTTTAACGAAAACTCAGAACCTTTAGCTGTGACTGGTTTTTGATAATGTTCAGCAAAAAGTATTCGTTCTGTTGAAGGAAAAAAGGTGCGCAGGCTTTCCTTATTTTGTTTTTTCCATGGCCCAGATGGTTTAGCCCAGATGATATGACTTAATACATTAAATCGCCCGCGAACAAGCAATTCAGTATCTGACGCCAATTTAGAACCACAGAATAAATACAAACTGCCATTGGGTTTTAATACCCGCCAGAATTCAGCTAATACCTCATCAAGCCAAGACAGATACGACTCAACATTATCCCACTGATTATCCCATGCGCACGACTTCACTCTGAAATACGGTGGATCCGTGGCGATTAAATCAATACTGTTATCAGGTAGTGTTTTTAATACAGATAGTGCGTCGTCATTAAATAGTTGCATCAGAAGTCCTTTTCTACGCAATAAAAAAGCCGATGACGGTTAAGCCACCAGCTTTATAAATTCTTTATATTTTTTAGGCTGTACGCATATAGCTATTTCCTTGCTTTGCGACAAACCCTGCTATTTCAAACTGAGTTAATAAAAACTCACAATTTTCATTACTTAACCCAGTTTGATTTGAAATTGCTTGTACTGTTTGCCAATCATTTTTTGAGATTGTTTCAAGTACACAACTTGCCTGTGTTGTCATATCACACTGTTTTAACATGATATTTTATACCTTTGGTTAGTTATTGTGCATAACTACACATGTAACTCTGACCAAAGAGAACAGCAAGTCTTATCTTCTTTTTAATAACAAAAAAACCCCGCCAAGGCGAGGTTTGTTTAATTTAGTGTGGTTGAGTAATAAATATCCCACTATGAAAAGACTTTAATCCAAGTTCGGACAAAATACAACATTTATCTGTATATAAAACCAGTTAATTAGTAACTTGACTAAATACAACTTCAGCGTTGCTTTCTTCACTAAAACATTTACTAATTAATTGCTCATAAAATGGCTTCCAGTTTCTACGCCATGTTCTTTCATTAAGTTCTGGTAATAATTTACTAATAGCTTGATATGCAACCGAGGAAGGCATTCTTCTATATCCGCGACCAGTACAGCGAGGACACTTTTTAAATACAGGTACACCTTGTAATTCAGTTTGTTCCTCATCTAAGACTTGACCACGCCCGTTACAACGGCATCGATGTGTAATAACTCCTTTTCCTCCACACGTTTGGCATTTATCACTCACCAGTTCATTTTTAATCACTGGGTCCGTAATCACTTCGCCATTCGATTTTATAATGCCTGGATATTTAATGACGTCTTTGTGACTATAAATAAGCTTTTTACCTTTGCAGCTAGGGCATTCACACGCCGAACCCGCTGAACGGGCGTAATCTTCAAATGCCATTTTTGCGAGGATCACTAAACAGTAACCCAACTTATTTCCCGCCGATTTAGCCACCAGCTTAGGTGTTACTTTAAGTGCATATTGTGTTAACTGTTCTACAGTGCTGAACTTATCTTCTTCACTCACATCATTCTTCGCAAAAAAAGCAGATATGCCAAACTTAGCGCGTTGTTCTGTCATACCAAGCGCACCTGCAGTATCCATTCCTTTCATTCTGTCAGGATCTGTACAGTTTGGTGTATCGGTGATCATCGGTGACTTTGGATAAAATTGTTTTAATGCTGACTCTAATTTCATGCTAATACTCCTCGTGCCGTACACACGTTAAATAAATGCACCGATGCCTAATGAACGGTTTAAAAAATGAAATAACAATTCGAGTTGATTGCCGTGAGTGACTTCCCATTGTTTGGGGTCTCGATGTAACTCGTCATGGTGAATGCGACATAATGGAATAGTAAATAAGTCGTGAGCCTTCGTTCCCATACCGCCCATACCATGACCTATGATGTGATGCGGATCATCAGCCTGTTGCCCACACACGCAACACGGTTGAGTTTTTACCCATTGCAACCATTGGGTATTTTCCCAACGTTGCATTTTAGGTTTCAGCAGAAATGAGGCTGGTGGCTCTGGATCGACAGCAACTTTAATAACCGGTTTTATCACCTCTAAACGCCCGCTCATTGCAGATAATGCTGACATTTCATTTGGAACAATATCAGCCTCAGGAAATCCGCCGTGCACTCTGCGCTCCTTGGGTTTATCAGGCCAGTCCAGTACTCTCCGTAATATGGCATCAGGTAATTCATCGATAACGTTATGCATAACAGCAAACGTGAAAAAATCAGGTATCGTCAGCTGGTGGCCATCATCTAATCTCAAACGAAAACGAATAGTATCTAACATCCAATCAATACGATTTTTATGAGCCAGCTCAGCAACCCACCCTGCTGATGAGTTTCGAATATGATTATCGTGATACCAACAAGTGCGGATCACACCCGCTTCATGAAATGTGGTCACCAATTCATGATGATGATAGTTATCTGCATCGTTATTAATCTGACAACAATGAATATGATGAGCGACCCACGTATCCATTGGTGCCACTTTATCTATGGTGTGGATCACCTTTTTGCTATTGAGAAATTGAACAATGTGCTTATTATTTAAAATCGGCTGTTCATCGCCGGTTAATGCGCCTGAGGGCAACACATCTAAACTCTGTGGTACATCACTGATGATCACTCGCTGATGGTTTCTAAATTGCTCAAGCAACTCAGCTCCAGGTTTCAACAACACAACCCCCAATTCTTTTTGAATATACGGCGTTAACAGTAACTTCATGCGCTCACCTGTTTATTCAACATCACCATACGGATCAACTCATCCGTTTTACTCTCAAAGAAATGCGGTTGGGTTTCACGAGGATTATTAGGGCTAGTCATATTCTTCCCAAACTGACAACCTCTAGCCGTAACAGACCAAAACTCTTTTACTTTGCTAGCAGTTTTCGTGCTTGGGCGTGATAGACGTTCAACAATGCCTAGTTCGGCTAATCGCTTATAGGCTTGCTGTGCTGAAATAGGTAGGTTGTGTTTGTTGATCAGTGTTGATAAAGCCACAGTAGGACGACTGGAGCCATCCATAGATCCACTTGGTGCATCAATCGCATACACAGGGGCTAATTCAGGTAATCCTGCCATTGCTTGTAACTTTGATAAGCCCCTAATTTTGATGAATTCGAAAAATTTAAACTTTTAGACATCGACTCCAGTAGTATCACGCCCGCTTGAACCTTATCACTGAGTTTCTCCTGGTGCTGTTGTGACACTAAAGCATCAAAGGTGCGGATCACTTTTAAATGAAAAGACGCGCTGATCCACATTGCATAGGCATACACTAATTCTTTGCAAACATACGTCCCTTGGTTATATCCACCAGCGACAGTGGCAATAGGCGCTCCTGTGATCTCAGGAGCGGTCGAAATTTCATCAATTAACTCTTTCGTTTGAGCCAATGAACTCCAGTTCGATGGTTGGTGTCGTTTTTCACCACCTGACACTCGATGTAAATCATTTAAAACAATAGCGACCGGCTACATCTCTACGAACCTGAAAACCATCAATAACAATTAATCCATTCATGCTATTTCTCTCCACGTTTTATTCGTGACCGTACATCACGTTATTAAATGAGCGGATAGTGATTTCTAACTTTCCACCCTTTACGACTTCCATTAACATCACATCCATATGCTTTACCTGCTGATCATCTTCCCAAATACCCGCATGTGTTAATGCATCAAATGGGGCCTTTAAAAAGTTATCAATATCCCTGCGCTGTTTTGTTGGTGGGGTATAAACGAACTAGGACAGAGACATTTTCTTTAATAGCTTTAGGTTTTCGTTTTAGTTGCTCATAGACAGAGGCGATCGTGTTAATTCGAAACTTACGCCCTTTTTCACTGATCAGCGTTCGGCCCTTAATATTTCTCCAATACGAGTTAACGCTAGGTGGAAATGGCAATGTGAGCATAAGTTCAGGCATAAGTCCCCCACACTCCAATTAGCAATGTCACTACAAACCAAAACCCAACGAACAGAATATATTTAGTTAGCATGATTACCTCTTGCTGTTCTGACTAATGAGTCATAAGGCTCTGTTGGCAATTTACCCATGAGATCAAAATTAGAGGTGGCATGTTTTACCCATTTGATTGTGGGTAATGCGCGCTTTTTTGGCCTTTTGTGTTTTCAGTTTTTGCAAGTAGGCCGATTCACCTAGTTTGCGCTCTTCAATTATCGCTTGGTAAATGCGCTCTGCCTCATTGGTCACAATGTAACGTACAGGGCGATCTTCATTGCCTACTTGTACTAATGCACCTAATCCATTCAGGTATGACAATGCTCTCGATGAGCTAGATAGAGCTATGCCTAAATCACGACTCACAATATGGCGATCAATCTTGTCACCCTCTTTATATTGGTTCAGTATTTGCTCTGTCGTTTTCATGCAACACCTCTCGATGCCAGCCACTTCATTTGCTCAATAAATGCTTTGCCAATTTGCTCTAATTCTTCTCTGCTAATGTAATCAAATGCTTTACCAGCCCATGTTTTATCAAATACGACAATTGCCCCGGCAAACATTGCACCAGATGGTTTTTGTTTTTCATCAGCTGGAATAAACCACTTCGGAACGTCAAAACCTATACGCCCACGGATAAAACAAACGTGATCCGCTTCTTCTGGCCACCAACTTTCACTTGTTGCCGCTTTTAATAAAAAAACATACCGACCGTATTGTTCACGCATAGCTAATGCATGACTCATGATGTGACCAACACCTGTTAAAGGCTGGCCTTCGTGATATGAACTACGCGAGTAAGGAGGATTGCCAAATGCTGAACCACCGATCTCTTTCAGTTTTTCAGCCCAGTCTTGAGTGAGTGCGTTGTCCTCAACGGTATAGAAATGCGGGCATTTGCTGTTTTGACCATCAGTGAATAAATCTAAAGTAAACGGTCCATATTTAGAGTTAATACCGTAGTAAAATAAATAAACTTTGGATTTGTTTCATTAAATTTAGTTACCCACAACGATGTATTATGAGGCCAATAGTCAGCTTCAACATAATGCACTTTTCCCAAAGTACCGGATCTACCGGTTACAACTCCAGGGCCTTTAACTTTAAAATGACAATGAGTATTTACAATTCCGTTGGAATATACAACAGGATACTTGCCATTAACTCTGTTTGCTGATGGGAGATCGAATCCTCTTTGTAAAGGAGCAAAATCCCCAATATTCCGAATATCCCAATCCTCTGGGATCACCCCAACTTCCGTCTGCTTATAGCCAGCCGGAATAAGATTTAAACCCGTTTCTGTTACTTCAACGCTCATAGTGACCACTCCAAACCCATCGCTTTTAAATGGCCTGCGACTTTCTCACTCAGCTCTTCTACCGATTTAGTAATAGCCGGTAATGGCTCATTGTAGCGCTCTTCCAACTCTTTAACGCGATTAGCCAGCTGCTGAGTCACGCGCTCAATTTCTGCCTCGATATTACTTTGCAACGTCGCCAGCCATTTATCATCCACTATCAAATTTTTGATTTCGTCGATACTCAGTTTCGGGTATTGCTTAAACACCGCTAAATCGAGGGCATCTTGGGCTTTTTTCAGCGCTTTTTTAGCATTGGCTTCATTATCAAACAGCTTTTGGGCTTGTTTTAATGCCGATTTTTCATCGGGGTCAGTGGCAATTTTCAAACGTGCCGTGACTGTGGCTTTGGGTGACTTTGTCTTTATCATTCAATGCCTCATTAAGTAGGCCGTCGTCACCGCTATTTTCCTCAAGATAGGTTTCTAACTCTTGACTGGCACTATCAAGTTTGCTTTGCAAGGTATCGATTTTGGTTTGTTCATCGGCAAAATAGCGTGCCACGATAAGAGCAGGGGGGATCAACTCAGCTTTATACTTTGTTTTACCAATCACTAAGTCAGGCGTTTCTCTCAGTTTTTCACCTTTTTTGACTTCTAACTCACGCAATACTTTACCTGTAGACCAACCATCTTGTACCAGTACGTACACATCGTCTTGCATCGTATCACTCCAGTAATCCATCAGGATCTGGTAGATATCGTATTTGCTCAGCAATGGTGTTTGTGAATAGCTTTGCAACAAACTTTCGCTGATTTCAGCGATTAACGCTTTAGGCTGATCACCTACACTGATCTCAGCTAAATTAGATGCGTGAGCCCAAACGTGATAATGCTGCAAGCTATTCGTCGCAAAACTGGTTTAAATTCATCATGGTTTAGAATGGTATTCTTCACTTCAGAGGCTTTAACTAAAGCTTCACTATAACCTTCACGTGCTGGTTTGAATAAGGCCGCACGAATACTCGGGAATATCTGCCAGTAGCGTTCTAAGGCATCGATATCACGATTGGGAATACCACCTTGTAGATGGGCACTGAGGTCGTGCAAGTCTTCTGGTTCACTGGAATCAATATAACGCGGTATATTTAGGTTGTAGTCATTAGCCACTATTTCGCTTAATGGCACCATTCGGCTAAAGTGAGGTTGTTCTAATTGCTTGGTAAATACCTCAACAATTTTATAAATATCCTGACTACGCAAACGGTTTTTATTGCCATCTTTGATAAAGCCTTTGCTGGCATCGACCATAAAAATACTTTCTCTCGCCTGCGCGTGTTCTTTGTCGATCACGATAATACAGGCAGGAATACCTGTGCCGTAGAACAGGTTGGCGGGTAAACCGATAATTCCTTTGATATAACCTTGTTTAATCAGGTTTTCACGAATACGCGCTTCAGCATTACCTCGGAATAATACACCGTGGGGGAGAATGATGGCACCTTTACCCGTGCTTTTTAAACTTTTGATAATATGCAACAAGAAGGTGTAGTCACCATTTTTTCGGGGGGAATACCCCAGCGAAAACGATCAAATTCATCTTCTTTAGGATTAATGCCGTTAGTCCAGTTTTTATTGGAGAAGGGGGGATTAGCGACAGCAAAGTCGAACGTTTTTAGTTGCCCGTTGGCTTCTTTCCATTGTGGATCCGAAATGGTGTTGCCTTTCCAGATCTTCGCGGTGGCGTTGTTGTGTAGGATCATATTCATACGAGCCAAGGCGCTGGTGGCGTTATCCATTTCTTGGCCAAAAATACTCAAGCCACGGGGGGCTTCATCACTAGCTTTTAATAATAATGAACCTGAACCGCAAGTTGGGTCATAAACGGTAGCGTCTTGCGGGGTGTTTTTATTAATACCAATCACTTTCGAGAGAATGCGTGAAACTTCGGATGGGGTATAAAACTGGCCTTTGGATTTACCAGACTCAGTTGCAAAGTGACGCATTAGGTACTCATAAGCATCACCCAATAAATCGTCACCATCAGCACGGTTGGAAGAGAGATCAAGCCCTTCAAATATCCCTATCAGCTTGGAAAGACGGTCAATCATCTCTTTGCCTTTGCCGAGCTTATCTTCGTCGTTAAAATCGGCGACATCAATGACACTTTTTAGGTCATTTTCTTCAGCTAACGCACTGATAATTTTGTTTATTTTATCGCCTATTTCTTTATCGCCTTTAAGTGCAACCATATCATCAAAGCTGGCACCTTGGGGTATAACAATCATACCGTACGGATCACCTTTATACTTATCAGATACATACTTCATAAATAGCATGGTCAGTACATAATCTTTGTACTGGCTGGCATCCATCCCACCGCGTAACTCATCGCAACTGGCCCATAGTGAGGAGTATAGTTCGTTTTTTCTTAATGGCCATTTGGGTTCCTTAATTTTTAGATACTAGATTGCAGCCTATATATTACAGTGATGAACTCAGAACAATAACTAAATACTTCGTCTCTCTTATTTATTTAGTTCTTCTAAATGGAAAACAACGACTAGGTGGAAGCCATTGGTGTTCTTACTCTGTGTTTTTTTATTATAAGAGGAAAACTTTTAATGATTTGATTTTCATTGGTTTTTTATTTTTTAATTTAATATATCAATATTGCTTATACTACCATTGCTAAGATGGTTTCTCAAAATATTCGAAGAGGAATTAAAGGCAGTTAAAGAGAAATTAACCCTATGCATTAGTTTCCTTTGAAGTCAGCCAATGCGTTCTATTAGATAGACATGATCCAAAAACAGAGAAACAGCGGAAGCCTGCTGACTTCAAACATAATACTAAAAAATATCTGTAAGTAGATAATAACATCATGAGATTGAAACTACATACCCAGTGGTTTAATAGAAAACGGAAGAAATTGAGGAATACTCTAAAGATTACGGTGACGATGACTTTATTATTGAAGAAACAATTGATCCAAAAAATGAGAATGTCATCAATAATGGTGAGTTTGATCTAAAAAAAGAATGGATTAATGCTATTCAAAAATATGTAACTTACAAAATTAATCCGGCTAAATATACTTATTTCATTGCGTTTGATTACCGAGATAAGTGGTAATTAAAATTTTTCAGAGATGAAATAAAAACGAATACCTGTTGTTTGCGGATGAATGGTGTGCATTCATTCACAACAAAATGAATGTGAAATGGAAAAAGAGCAGAAGGCGGAAGATGAGCGCAGACAAACAATTCGAGTTAGGTGAAATGACGTATTACCATAGTGAGTTATTCCGTCTTCATATTTTAGTTCTTTAGCTTCAGCAAGACAGGTATCTAAAGCTTTAGCTAATATACTTAGTGTTAATGAATAGATAGGTAGTCATAAAAGGCTCACTAGATAAACCTGTGAGCCTGTTTGTTTATTAACGTATTACATTAACATGTTCCAGTTTGACTGGACTTTCAGGTTTATCGCCCACTTGCATAGCGACTGGGACAAAAATGTTGAAATCTTGCAACCAAGCGAGTTTAGTACCGCTATTCGGCTGCCCTTTAGTCGTCATACGACATTCAACTAATAAATATTTTCCGCTAAATTTGGCGGCAATACTTTGAGCATCTCCTTCTCCGGTAACATCACAGAATAATGATGACGCTGTTACCTTCTTATTAGTGTCAATATTTTCCCATTGCGCCTGATATCGTTGACCTATTGCTAACGGAAAATGCAGATCTGTCTGTAACTTGCTAAGCAGTGAGGTATCATTGCTGATAGACATGGCGAACTTCAATTGTAACTGATTTGCCAGTGTTAAACGTTGTACTGTCCAAATGTCATAATCTTCTAGCTTGCGTATATAGCCATCCGGTTGTGCATCAAGCTGTATATTGACCTTACCGAAATCGCTGACTTCCGTATAGTTAATCTGTTTTAAAACGAGGAGGCATCAAAGGCTTGATCAATAACTGCGCTTGGCTCTCAATCGCAGAGGAAAGCGGAAATTTATTCAGCCACTGCGGATTATTATTACTCAGATTAGGCATTGAAGGCCCCATCAGTGTTGATGCAGGCTTATTCTTAGCAGGCACAAATAGCCCTTTTGCTGTGAACGATTTTCCTTCTGGTAACTCGCAAAGTTGATCGAAGAGCTGTGTCATTTGAGTATCAATTTTGAAACTGCTCTTGCGGCGAATAATATCCGCAGTGATCAGTGAGTCTGTCACGCGACCCTCGCTATCAAAATTCATTGCAGCCACAGCATTACCTTGATGTGTTTTACAGTTATATAAATAGTGCTCGACCTTTAATTCTAGTGGTGCATCGTAAGGTGGCTCCCAAGTAATCTCTGAGATATCATATCCCATTCGTACCGATAAAGTGTCACCAGTGACATGAACACTATTAATATCAACAAGATTAGTTATAATATCTTGAGAAGTCGTCGATAATTTTTCCCACCGCATCTCTTTTATAGGTAACTGGCAGACAGCACGGATTTCCTCTTCTGTCATCTGCTTATCAATTTGTGCGGGCGCATAGCGGGCATAACTTTTCCCATAATAACGAGCACTAGTTACTCCATCATCATTAAGAAAATCTTTGTATAGAAGCTCAGCCTTGCCTTGTTTACAATCAATTGATCGCCAGTGCTGAACTGTTTTTCCGTTATTATTGGTAACCGACAACATATAATTCAAACGGTCATCTATTCGGGTTACAGACAATGGATTAATCCCATTCTCTACCAATTCAGGCTTATCGGCAGCTTGAACGAAAGAAAAAGGTAAGAAAGATAGAAGCAACAACGAATTTATTAAAGAACGAGGGTAGGACATATATATTCCTTTATAAAGAATCAATAAAGAGATGACTATCTAAATATAAACCATTCATCTAACTTGATATGCACATTTATAAATAAATGTAGCATTAAGTCAACAATACTTACTTTTGGCATTTAACAGCTAAACGGAAATTAAAACAAGTCTGCAATGAGCGAGGAACGGACGAGATGATGAATATAGTTAACGTGGCAAGAAATAACATTTTCGATATTCGCTTACAGACAACAATATTATTTTTATGTGAAAATCCAAAATGAAGATTTAAATATATTAAAAAGGGAATATATGCGTAGTCGTCCAGCCTCTCGTTTGATAGTCCTTTCACCTGAAAGCCATGTACTACTCTTTAAGTTCTGCCATAAATATGATGCTTTAGAGGGAAAAACATATTGGGCTACACCAGGAGGACAACTTGAGTGCAACGAATCTTTTGAGCAGGCAGCGTTACGTGAATTATTTGAAGAAACGGGCCTGACAAGAAAAAACTACGGGACCACAAATAGCCTCCAGAACCTTCCCTATGATACTGCCAAGTGGTGAGAATGTTATTGCTGAAGAACGTTTCTTTATAATTAATGCAGATAAATCAGATATCGACTGCTCTGGTTGGAGTCACAACGAAAAAGAAGTCATTCACGATCACTACTGGTGGACCTTAGAAGAGCTTAGACAAACCAATGAGATCATTTTCCCACTCGATTTGATCATTAATATACTTGAAGGTCTCCCCAGAACTTAACTTCTTGAAACAGCTGAGATGTCTGCTATTGGCACGAAGCGGATTTTAACTAATTTCCTCCGTTTGATGAGGTCTCAAGAGTTGAACATTGGGAAAGGACGTCAATGATCCGCGAGACACATTCATCACTGGATAAACTGTATGAGTCTAAAATAAGGTGTTCTCTGTTCCATGGTTCATAAACTAAGTCTGTAATTTGTTTCCTGTCAGGCAAGGTTAATCCCTCGACTTCAGACACTCTGGTTTCAACTCGTTTACGATGCTCAATTATATCGGAACATATGATCTCAATTTCTAAATAACCAGTTCTTGTGGATAAAGCTATTTCTCTATAGGCATCACGGGTTAATGCCAATGGATTCACTGAGTCAGCAATAACTGTCGCCCCTAATTGTAGATTCTCTCTGGCAAGCGAGTAAGCGACAAAATAACCAGCAGGCCCCATTTCATAGTTATCTTCATCGGCTTTGCGTATAGCTTGCTCAATCGTATCGATTCCCTAGTAAAGAGCATTTAACTGCTTTGCCAAAGCCTGAGCGATAGTACTTTTCCCACTTCCTGGTAAACCACTGAAGATGATTAGCATAATCTGTCCTTTAAATAATGAAATCTAACTGTATTGAAATGCTTTGAATTGTTGGGGTTCCTGAACCTATTATGACAAGCGATATGGTAAGAGTCGAAGAGTATTACTGTTTGGTGTCAGAAGTGGATCACTAGTTTGCATCAAGTAATAGAACACCTCAGAGATAGGAATATAGCCATCATAGTTTGTAGAAATTTTTAAAGCCTTATGGTGTATTTATTGCTAAAGCCAGATTAGATATAAATAATTAAAATTTTATATAATTACTAAATTAGTTAACTTCTATGAGAAGGTAATTATCTTAAATTAATACTAATTACTCTGTTTTCAAATACTGCATCGAGTTTCCATCCGGCAGTTTCAATCTCAAACTAAGATGGGGTAATAAAAAAGCCCACCGAAGTGAGCCTTTTAAACTTTAAATGATCCGCGTGTCATTTGCGTGTCATTTATAGTTCTTTCGTTGTCAGTGTATAGTCTTAATGATTTCGCTAACTTCTTGTTTTTGAAACCGTTGTCCTATCACTGACCCACCAAATTTGGTGGAGCTGGCGGGAGTTGAACCCGCATCTGAAATAGTTTTAATTTATTGATTTTTAATGATTATTTTAATGCTGTCTGTATGGCGTGCATTTCGCGTGTATTTCGTAGTCACTACACAGTCTGTATGTAGACTACTTAGAATTAATTGTTTTCCCTTGTTTTGTTGTATTGCCGTCATATTCCTTTAGATAAGAACCATAATGCCTAAATAGCATTTCTGGCCCTTTATGCCCCATTTGCCCCGCGAGCCAAAATAGATTAACTCCTTGGCTAATGTTTCGAGTGGCGAACGTATGTCTTGTTTGATAGGGATTTCTATACCTTATGCCAGCTTTCTTTAATGTTGGTACCCATGCTTTTTTTCTAATTGCATCAGCACTAGCCCAAGCTTGATTAGTTTTAGGATCTTCAAAAATGACGCCATCTTTCATAAAGGTAAATTGCTTTTGTTCCTTTAGTGACTTCATAGCTTCATCATTTAGCTCAACCTTTCTTGTGCCTGCTTTAGTTTTTGTTTCTTTGATAACGCCCACAACACTTGCTGATTGAACGTGGGCTGTACGCTCAATGAAATCTATATCACTCCACTTTAAGGCACATAGTTCAGAGCTTCGTAATCCTGTATTAATAGCGAACATAAATAAGTTTTTCCATTGCTCATATTTAGCGGAAAGAAGGAGTGCTGACACTTCTTTCGGAGATAGCGGATCAACAATATAACTACTTTCTGTAGAGCTGTCTTTTGATTGATACCTAGAAGCTGAAACTAAACTAACAGGGTTAATGGATATTGCTCCGTCGGTTATTGCTTCATCTATTGCGCTTCTCAAAAATGAAAGCTGATTACGTATTGTTTTTAATGATGTAGATTGCTTTTGTATCCAGCTTTTTATAATCGCAGGCGTTAATGATGTTACCTGTAATTTGTGTAAGTCGGACAGAGCACTTTTGCATTTCTTATACCCGCCAATAGTTGATGGCGATAAGTTCCTCGTTTCACAGATAGTGAGATATTCATCTAAATAATCAACAATAGATTTTATTTTATTATTAGCTCCAAAAAGCATTAACTTTTTAGAATTAGGAAAATATTTAGCGTAATTAAAAGTGCCTTTTTCAATGTTATTTTGAATTTCAGCAAGCAGCCTTTCTGCGTATTTAATATTTTTATTATCGATAGTTAATCTAGATAAGGGCTCTCTACATAGAACCCCTTTGTATGTAAAAGTGATAATTATTGTGTCTTTGGTTTTATTTTTTCGAACAGTCACGCCTCTTGGTAATGAGTATTCTGTTTGTTTTTTCGAGCCCATTTATTCACCTCGGTTACATCAATCCAGCGCTCCTTGGAGCCTTCTACTTTTAAAACTTGAATTCCCTCATGCCAGAATTGTCTTTGTAACCGTTTATTTATTGCTTCAGGTGACTCACCAAATAGCTTGCAATACATAGAAATCGGTATGCATTCAAAGTACATATTTTCTCTCCACACTGTCCGTACACAGTTTAAATAGATATTAGTTAATGCTGGTGGTAATTACTGATACAATTTTAATCCGTTTGTTAGATTTCGTTGAAATGACATATTATTAAAATCTGGTTCCATTAACTCCTGCACAACCTCACCTGTATTTACATCATATAAATGGCTATCAGTTAGGTTATTTATAATAAAAGTTTCTCTTTCACTTTGAGACCAGGAGTTAAATGCTTTTAATAATTTTTTAGGTGTTCTGTATTGTGGTTTTATCCCTAACCTTTTTGCAGCTGCGAAATTATGATGCCCATTTACTAATAATGTATATTGCTTACCTCTTAAAGTTACATGCAATATATCGACAATAAACACTTTAAATCTTTTAACTTTATCTAAAACAACATACTCATTTAAATAACGCTGACTACTAATTAATTGACCTTTTATTTCCATCATTAAATCCTTTTAAACTCAATCACCCACACCCACGGATTATCTGCATATTTAAAGTTAGTAGGTGACACTGAATCCCAAAGGTTACGAAACCAGCAAAACGGATCCATACTACCACCAGTTAATTCACGTTCTAAAGGGTAACCTTCAGCTTTAAACTCAGTATCGCCAGCATCCTTTAAACGCTCTACACGAACATCGGTGATCTCTAACTTGATGCGTGAAGCCCAGCGAGGCATGTGTATAGATGGTTTCCAGCAAGAACGACCATCAATACAACCATCATCGTCACCCCATGTGAAATCACCATCAGCAGAGTAAATGACATGTCCAGTGAAATAACCATGACCATACGGCATTTCATGCACAGCTTTAGTTGGTCTATCAGGAACATAATCAATCATCAAACCATCATCATCAAATTCATGACTGACTACACTCCATGTTTCACGAACCCAAAGGCGATCGCCAACCTTGCCAAGAGGGCAGGTAAACCAACCGCTAGTATCGTTATGTAAATCGCCAGCCCATCTGAAATTAAAATCATCCTGTTGTACGGAAATAGTTTCTTCTGGTAGTGTGCAAGGCTGGTTGTTCATTACTCTACGAGTTTGTTTTTTACGCCCATCTAAAATGGCGCGCACCATTTCAGAATTAAAAATAATTCCACGCTCTTTACTCATGGCAATACCCAATAGCTAGGAATTTATCCATAGCGTTGCTTGCTAACTCTTTTACCAAGATCTGCTTACTTGCATACTGAATAGCTTCACACACCCATACAAATCTAGATGTTGGCCTTGTTACAGGATATAGTGGACTCCCAATCCCAAGGTGCTTCAATCATACCCACTGATGGATCGGTAAACCCTGAATTCTCAATAGCAAAAGAATAGACTTGTTCTGAAATTGAACCGCTAATGCAGTAATCATTGATTAATGATTTCAACTCACCAATTCTTCTGGAAAAATCTTTATAAGCCTCTTTTAAATCAGCTAATTTTTCGCGATCTTCTTCCTCATCTAAAATATCATTCTTCCATTGCTGGAGTTCATTGTTTAAATATTCTAGTGTTCTTTTAACATCAACTTCTTTATAAATTGCCGCAACTTCACTACGACATGATCCAACCTGTAATTTTTCAGCCAAATAGCCTAAGTCAAGGCTATCTTTATTAAAGAAATGAAGCATATCTTTAATGCGACTAAATACCCAAGTACCCATATCGCCAGTCATATATAAATAATAAGGTGTGGTCACAATATCAAACCAATATGCTGAATTTTTTGGGTTAGAAAAGTGGTAATGACGATATAACCCATCGGATTTAATGCATGCCATTTCGTGCATTTTAGTATCTTCATGGAAGCGCCCCATAGTAAAGATCTCCTTAAATCACATTAATTAAATGGCGTGGATACATAAGCCCAATCGGTGCGAAAGGGATGTCATCTTCAAAATCCATTGGTGGATGATTTTGCTGTGCCGACTGTGAACCTGCTGATTTACTAGCACCACCTAGCATTTGCATTGAACCACCAACCTTTACAACAATTTCTGTTGTATAGCGTTTAACACCGTTATCATCCCATTCGCGCGTTTGTAGTTGGCCCTCGATATAAACTTGGGAGCCTTTACACAAATAGCCACTGGCGATATCTGCAAGCTTTCCAAACAAAACGACACGATGCCATTCTGTTTTTTCGCGATTATCACCTGTTTGTTTGTCACGCCATTTCTCTGATGTGGCCACAGCTAAATTGGCAACAGCACCACCAGAAGGCAGGTAGCGAATTTCAGGATCACGCCCTAAATTGCCGATAAGAATTACTTTGTTTACTGATCCGTTAGCCATTCTCAACCTCCTCATAAAGCTCATTAAAACGGCGTAAGAATAGGGATTTTGCTTGTCGAGGGGTTAGCGGGTTGACAGCAAAATCGCTAGCTGGAATACCTTCAAGCATTAACCAGTTACTACCTGCATCAATGTCTAAATCACGCTTTTCTGTGGCTAACATCATTAGATCTGCAAAATGGACTTCATCAGACATATTTTCAGGTAACCCAAACTTTTTGCGGATCATCTTTTCCACACGCAATTCAATTAATTTATATTCAGGCAATAACTTTTTAAGTGGTGACGGTAGGTCTTTGACATAAGCTTCACTGGCATCATGAAGTAAGGCCTCTAAAGCAAATTCAGGTGCAACTAAATAACTGGTATACACAGAATGCTGAGCAACAGAATAGAAATTATCAATTTGTCCATTAAAGCGACATTCATTAGCTAAACCCGTCGCAATATCTTGAATATCTATATCTTCGATCCGTACATCGAGATAATAGAAATGTTTATTTGTTGCTGTTGCAATATAAGACATTATTCTCTCCACACAATATTTAGGTAATAAAAATCCCTCTCGAATTAATCGAGATTAAAATTCCCTGATGTTGGCTAATTATTATTTTTCTTTATATTTTAATAAGTCAATTAAAAAGTCGATGGTAATTGTCATATAGAACATGATGAGTGAACACTCATGTCGATAGCGATAAACTCTATCTTTATCATCAAATTCAATTTTATTTACTGGTTTAATCCCTTTGAAGTGGAAATCGCTAGTAAGTTTAAACTGTATATCATCTGTATATAACTGAATTAAATTAATTTTAAATTGATTGTTTAAAGAGTCAAAAAGAACATCTCTTATGGAGTTAAAATCAGCATCATATTTTACAATTTCTTTTTTATTATCAATTTTTCTTTCAAGTAAATAAAATTGACCTAGGTAGAAATTTTTTCCAAAACAATCCGTTTCCTCTTCATTATTTAATGTATTTAATAATCTAGTAGTTAGACCTTGTGATACATCATCGATATGAATTGTTTCTGTTTTAACTGAACCACACGCCTTAATTAATGTGCTTATGGCCGAATTGGCAATGTTTTTATTAGAGCTAGCTACTAATAAATATTCTTTGCTGGGATGATATAAAACGAGTGTAGTAATTGTTTTTACAAACGCCTTTCTCAAAAATTCAGCGGTGACTGTATTTTTAATATCAGGCTCAATAAATTCAATCCCATTCTCTTTTAACTTACTAATGCGCTCATTAACTTCTTTTTTAATAACAGCATTAGGTAATATTTTCTGATCAAAACGAAATGTCAGCAAATACCCGTCTGTAATAGGGGTAACTAATTCATTAGTGACTGGGTTTGGTATGTAGCCATAACTACAAAAATGTGACTCTAACACTTCAGTAAATGGGATTTTACTTAGGTGATCGGACATCGCTTCTGCACTTGGTAGTTGTGCTTTATACACAATTACATTTTTTAACGAAGGGCGTGACATGTTAATTTCTCCTCACACGGTTTATTCACTTCACACAATAAGAAAGGGCACTAGCGAGTTGACATAATCCTGATAAGACATTTCACAAATAATGCCAGTACCCTTACTTATTGTTAGATTTGATAAAATGGCTGACTGAGCAGAACATTATCACCACAACCCCTTTTAATGGTAAAAGACTCAGCCAGCCATTGTTTCTCTTCACACGTTCTCTTCACACATAAAAATCATTTACTTTGTATCTGAATAGCACTTTTACCGACGTACTTTGCTATTTGGGCATCTAGCTTTGTTAATTTATCCACCAGCTCTTCACGTTCTGCATTTAACTCACTGAGTGCTCTGATAGACGATAGTTTCTCTTTCATCCAAGCAACAACATCTGCATCAGAGAAATTAGCTGGCGGTATGATTACTGGTTCAGTTGTCATGAGTATTCCCCTCGCGTCTAAACTTGCTTCTGAGGTAACAATAATTCAATTTTGCATATTACGCAATATTAATTTGCGATATTTACAAATTAACAAATAAAAAAAAGCCTGAAATAAGCTCAGGCTTTGATACAAATGCTGTTTTTACTAAGCGTGACGCCTATATTCGAGGCTCTGGCTAATCAAAACTTTCCCGTGCACACAAAATCTATGTTCATTTGTGCTGTTGATTTTCCATTGTGTATATTTGGGGTTGTCTGAGAGAACAATTATTTCATCTGGAACTATTTGTAGGCGTTTTTACGTGTATATTTCCATCAAAAGAAAACACATAAATACCATCACCATCAATATAATCTATTGATATATCAACAAAAATAATATCGCCTGGCTCTATTGTGCCAGACATGCTGTCACCACGAACGTTAATAACTTTTACTGAGTTCGCGGGCCGAGAACCGAATAGTAATTTGGCTTGTTCTGTATCATATTCAATGGAATGAATGACATCTATGACATCACTTGTTCTCACGCAACCTGGTCCTGCACTCGCACTAATATCAAGTAGTTGCACTTTATAAAGATCCTCGTTCATTTCGTCATGATTCAAATTACTGTGTTTATATACAGTATGATTATCCTCATCTGAAAATAAATCAAGTAAAGATATTGATAGTGCGTTAGCAATTTTCTTTAATTGTTGCTCGGTAAATGATTTTTGTTTACCAGTTTCAAGACGAGACACGTTGCCTGGGTCGCTATCAATAGCGTTAGCCAGTTCAGCAATTGTCATGTTCCGTTTTAAACGGATTGATCTGATTTTTTTTCCTATTTCCATGCCGTAATTACAAATCCTTTTTGCGTTATTTGCAAAGTAAATTGCGCAAATTGAATTGATGTTATATTATGCTTAAAACGCAAATTTAGGGGGTTCTATGCAAACACCATTAAGGTTATTGCGAATTAAGCAAAATCTTACGTTGAGTAAAGTTGCCGAAGCAGTTCAAATTGATGTAGGAAATCTTAGCCGTATTGAAAGAGGCGCTCAAAAAACTTCGTTAGAAGTTGCTGAGCGATTAGTTGCTTTTTTCAACGGTGAATTAACAGAGATGCAGATTTTATATCCGAAGAAATTTAGCAATCACAAATAAACTACTTCTTATTTTTTTAATTTGTAACTACAAAAAATCATTAACAAGGGTAGGAAATGAGTAACCAATCAATAAAACAAGTAGTGAAAGAGATGTGTGATGTAACCGCTGGTGGGCGTGAAGCTATGGCTGGTGCGCTTGGCCTGTCTTTAACATCATTCAATAACAAATTGTACGAGAAAAACGGCTGTCGTTCGTTTGATTTAAACGAGCTATTAGCGATGCAAGATATTTCTCAGACCGTTTTTATTTGCTGAATTTGTCGCTCGTGAATCAAACCGCTTACTCGTGGACAGAATTAGCCCTGCTGATTTAGATCAGACAGAACTATTCACATTACGTAGCAATGTTGACGAAATGCAGGGGCGTTTAGCGTTATTGATGAAGGACAGCTTAGCTGACGGCGTTATTGATAACGAAGAAGAGCAGAAAATAAAAATGATGTTAGATGGATTAATTTCGCAGATCCGCACATTTATGAATGCATTTGTTTCGTTACATCAAAAGAGAAATTAATCGTCAAGCTCAACACCAGCGCGATAGCTCGCAGAAGCAACGGCACTTTGTCCACTGCTGCGAGATATTGATTTGGTCGATGCGATAAAAATAGCCATTTCTACAAGCTCTGTTTTCAGGTTCTTAACATTGCGTCTTTTTGCAATGTTGGGGGTGTGGGGGCGTGCCCCTGCCGATGTTTTGATTTTATAAATGGTTGACCGATAGGGATAAACATTTGTAAAGTCGAAAACTCGCACTTAGTCAGTGGGACGCAACCATCTGTCAATTAACTATATCATAAACTGTTATTAGGTTTTGACGAAGTTACTATAGTCAGGTGAGTAAAAAACTTAATAATTCAAGAAGACAGCTATAGGTTATGACTTATAGAATGATTTTAAGCTTAAAATCACAACAGGAATCATTAATATGATAGTAATTATAGGTATATAACTAATCTCAAGAGAGAAAAAGGCATCTGCACCTATTATGAGAAAATATAAGCCCACCAGTATGGCGACAACATCATATTCAACTCTTCTGAATAGATTAATGATATTAATTACAATAAAAACAAGACCTATTACCAGAGTGACTGTTCCCTCAAGAAGTATATCTGGGTTAAATAAATATATACTTCCGCATATAACTATAATAGCTAGACCCAAGTTTTGTATAAATGGGTGTTTTTTGTTTTAATATGATTTTTTTGCGATTTATTTTTCATTCGATAGTCTTTTATTGGTTTAATCAATGCGATTCTATAAGGTGTTTTTGGTCTATGCGGTTCCCTAGTGAGGACTTGAAAACTAGGCTGTAGGCTAATGGTATCAAGATTTTAACTCATTGAAAGAGTCACAGTGTACTTCATGGTGTACTTACCATACATACTCTGTTTCGTGATTGATGCGATAGACATGCATCGAACTTGGGCTTATTTGAACATGAAAAAGCCTATACAATGATTATCTAAATAATATTAAAAGAGTGGATCAAATATGAGTATTCTTTCAAAATTACTAGAAATAGAAAGTAAGTATAAAATTAAGCTACACGAAGGTGAGAGCTTTAAACAAGCTGTGTACAACGGAAAGATGACAGATTCGGAAGATTGTATTATTGATAAAATTGAATTAATTTTAAAACATTATCCTGATAGCCAAGATATTTCCTTATCTACGTACCAGTCAGATGAGACCTCAGCTGATGCATTTTGCTACGCTGTAGTATTACCCTAATATTAGCTATGGAGTGCCAAATGTTTTTTATACGGAAGGCAGACCAGAACG